AGCCGGCTACGTCATCGACGCCATAGAACAGTTCAAGCCAGCGTTGGTCTGCATCGACGAAGGCGGGCTAGGCGCAGGCGTTGTGGACAGGCTGAAAGAACAGCGGTACAAGATACGCGGCGTAAACTTCGGCAACAAAGCCAAGAACCAAATCATGTGGGGCAACAAGCGCGCAGAGATGTGGGGCGCCATGCGTGATTGGCTACGCACAGGCCACATACCGACAGACCGCTTTTTAAAGACAGACCTCATCAGCCCGCGCACCAAGCCTGATAGTAAGGGTACGCTGTTCCTCGAAAGCAAGAAAGATATGAAGTCTCGCGGGCTGGCGTCACCTGACGCAGCAGACGCCATAGCGGTGACATTTGCCTTTCCTGTAGCGTCACAGGATTTTCGACAAGGACGCGTTGACAGACGCTCATCAAGCGGGTATTCTCCCGCCGGAGTATCTACAAGCTGGATGGGCAGTTAATGGCAGACAAGAAAAAATCTGTGTCGTTGTCCGTAGGCCGGGGTGAAAAGCTGCCTGTATCTAAGGGTGCAGGGCTGACAGCCGCTGGTAGAGCGAAATATAACGCTGCAACAGGCAGCAAATTGAAGGCGCCAGCACCCAACCCGAAGACAAAGGCTGACGCAGGACGCAAAGCGTCGTTCTGCGCCCGCATGGGGGCTGTTGCAGCCAAGGCAAAGAACGGCGAGCGCGCCAAAGCTAGTTTGAAAAGGTGGAAATGCCAATGAAACCCGGATTATACGCCAACATCCACGCTAAAAAAGCCCGCATTGCCGCCGGATTAGGCGAAAAAATGCGTAAACCGGGTACTAAGGGTGCCCCTACAACCAAAGCGTTCAAAGAGAGCGCCAAAACCGCTAAAAAACCAGCTAAGAAGGGTAAGTAAATGCCATCAGGTAAGAAAGATATTTACGGCAATAAGAGCAAAGCACTCTATAAAGCTGGCACAATAGCCGCTGAACGCGCTGCAATCGCTAACCGCGACCCAGCCCGCGCACGCCGCGCAATGGAAGCGGTAGCCCGCGAAGGCACGACAAGCGCAGCAGGCGGACGCGCGCCAGTCAAAATGCCGAAACCTGTACAGAAACCTGTACAGGTCATCCGCACAACTGTGTCGATGAAACCAACGCCAGCGAAGAAGAAATAAAGTGCCTCTGGTCAAGTCGCCCAGCAAAGCCGCGTTCCGCAAGAACATCAAGGCCGAGGTAAACGCCGGAAAACCTGTCAAACAGGCGGTTGCAATCGCGTACAGCGTGAAGCGTGAAGCCGCCAAAAAAGGTAAAAAGTAACCGCAATGGCTGATCCGACAGGAATTAACAAGGTAGGCGACGTAGCTGACATCGGTAGCGATCCAGCGAACACCCGTGGTGACCCTGACACTATGGCAACCATGCGCCATCGGCTACAGATGTCGATGGCAGCCTATTCGGACAGCCGTGAAGACGAACTAGACGACCTTCGGTTCATGGCCGGCAGCCCTGACAACCAGTGGCAGTGGCCTGCTGACGTGTTGGCGACCCGCGGCGCGGTGCAAGGCCAGACAATTAACGCACGTCCCTGCTTGACAATTAACAAATTGCCGCAGCACGTCCGTCAGGTGACGAACGAACAGCGTCAAAACCGGCCTGCCGGTAAGGTAATCCCTGTTGATGACAACGCTGACATTGAAGTGGCAGCGATCTTTGACGGCGTCGTGCGGCATATCGAGTATATGTCCGACGCTGACGTAGCTTACGACACGGCCTGCGACAACCAAGTCACCTACGGCGAAGGTTACATCCGTCTCATTACGGAATATTGCAACGAAGAGACTTTCGACCAAGACGTTCGCATTATGCGCGTCCGCAACTCGTTTAGCGTCTACATGGACCCTACGATACAAGACCCATGCGGCGCAGACGCTGAATGGTGCTTTGTTACGCAGGACATGACCAAAGACGAGTATGAGCGCGAGTTTCCAGACGCAACGCCTATCTCGTCGATCCTATCAACCGCTGTCGGCGATGAAAGCATGTCGGCATGGCTTGACGAAGACACTATCCGCGTCGCGGAGTATTTCTATTATAAGCGCAAGCGCGAGACGCTGAACCTGTACCCAGACAACGTCACGGCGTTCAAAGATACGCCAATGGATAAGCAACTGCGCGCCATGTACGGCAAGCCTGTCCGCACACGCGAAGTAGACCGCAAAAAAGTCATGTGGATGAAGACCAATGGCTATGATGTGCTTGACGAACGCGAATGGCCGGGCAGTTGGATACCTGTCGTGCGCGTCGTAGGCAACGAATTTGAAGTGCAAGGCCAAATTTATGTATCTGGTCTGGTGCGGAACGCAAAAGACGCGCAGCGTATGTACAACTACTGGACTAGCCAAGAAGCAGAAATGCTTGCGCTGGCGCCAAAAGCACCCTTTATTGCGTATGGCGGCCAGTTTGAAGGCTACGAGAACCAGTGGAAGACTGCCAACACGACCAACTGGCCGTATTTGGAAGTCAACCCAGACGTTACAGACGGCGCTGGGAACGTATTACCGCTCCCGCAGCGTGCAGCACCCCCGCTGCCGCAAACAGGTCTGATACAGGCTAAAATGGGCGCTGGTGAGGACATCAAGTCCACCACCGGCCAGTATGACGCCTCATTGGGTCAACAAGGCAACGAACGGTCTGCAAAAGCCATCGTCGCACGCGAAAAGCAGGGCGATGTCGGCACGTACCACTATGTAGATAACTTAGCCCGTGCGATCCGTCACATTACCCGCCAGCTTGTCGATATTATCCCTAAGATTTACGACACACAGCGCATCGCGCGCATCATCGGCGTTGATGGCGAAGTCAGCATGGTCAAAATGGACCCAATGCAGCAAGAGCCTGTCAAGGAAATTCGTGACCAAAATGGCGGACTGATCGAAAAAATCTACAACCCGTCAATCGGCACATATGACGTTATGGTCACTACTGGCCCCGGCTACATGACCAAGCGTCAAGAAGCACTCGACGCCATGTCGATGATTCTGCAATCCAACCCGCAGCTTTGGACTGTGGCCGGCGATCTGTTCATTAAGAACATGGATTGGCCCGGAGCGCAGGAAATGGCGAAGCGGTTTAAGAAAATCCTTGACCCGAAAGTCTTGGAAGAAGGCGACCAATCGCCAGAAATCATGGCTGCCAAGCAACAGATTGAAGCCTTGTCGCAAGAACTCAACCGCGTCTCTGACATCATGGAGAATATCCAAGATAGCGCAGAACAGCAGAAAATCTCCATCGACAGGTACAAGGCTGAAGTGCAGGCTTACGAAGCCGAAACCAAGCGCATCTCTGCTGTACAAAACAGCATGACACCTGAGCAAATTCAGGATATTGTCATGGGTACGATTGCAGGCGCGCTGGATACAGGCGACTTGATCGGCGGTTCACCTGAAATGCGCGAAGTACCGCAAATGGAAGAACAGATGCAGCAAGCCCCTGAGATGGGTGAGCAGCCTGAAATGCCAATGGAAATGCCCGAACAAGCCCCTGAAGGAATGATGTAATGAGTTGCGCTGATTTTATAGGTACACTGTTTCTTGCGCGCGATGTGGCTCACTCGACGCACCTGAACACGCGCAGCTTTGCCAAGCACTCCGCTTTGAACACGTTTTACGACGAAGTCATCGAACTGGCGGACAAATTTGCCGAAGCGTACCAAGGAAAATATGGCCTAATCGGTCCTATTTCGCTCATGTCGGCTAAGAAGACTAACAACATTGTCGAGTTTCTTGAAGGTCAGGTAGACGAACTTGAGGAAATGCGGTATAAAGTCGTCGATAAGGAGTGTACCCCACTCCAAAACATTATCGACGAAATTTTTGGGTTGTATTATTCAACCTTATACAAACTTAAATTTTTGGCTTAGGATAATATGTATGTCTGCTACTTTTGTATCTCTGTCTGCTACCACGCAAGTCAAGGTTGGTCTTGGTAAACTGAAAGGTATTTTTGTATCTTCAGGCACTACCCCTACTATTGCTGTTTACGACTCCGCAACGGCGTCTACCGCTGATCCAATTATATTAAACACTTTTACAGCGGCTGCCCCCGGCAACTACGTGTTTACTGGCGACGCAGACGGCGTAGGTTTTAGCAAGGGTTTGTATGTCGTTATTGGTGGCACAACACCTAAAGTTTCTGTTTTTTACGAGTAATATCATAATTAACATATTACTTTTAACGTGTAAGGACAGTTTATGTCAGTATTTCTTTCCCCTTTAGGCGGCGCCGGCGCGCAGTTTTTTGATAATAACGGCGTTATTCTGACGGGCGGCAAGATTTACACTTACGCAGCCGGCACATCTACACCGCAAACATCTTACACTAGTTCGTCAGGTGCTACGGCGCACGCAAACCCTATCGTTTTGGATAGTGCAGGGCGCGTACCGGGTGGTGAGATTTGGTTGACTGACGGTCTGGTATATAAGTTTGTCATCGAAACATCGGCAGCGGTTTTACTTGGTACATACGACAATATATCAGGCATAAACGCGGTACAGCTTAACGCCGAATTTGTGGTTTACGATCCGCCATTTACAGGTGGTGTTGCTACAACCGTTGAAGACAAGCTGGCCCAATACGTTTCAGTCAAGGATTTTGGCGCTGTTGGCGATGGCGTAACTGATGATACCGCAGCTATTCAAGCCGCACTTAACACCAATCTTAGCGTTCTTTTACCTGTTGGTAATTATTACGTTACCGACATGGTGCTTATGAACAATGGTCAAAAATTGTATGGCGAAGGTCGTACAGTTTCTATGTTTATTATTAAAAACGATTTTAATTTGTTGGCGGACGGCGTTATTCAAATTGGTTCTGCGGAACCCGGCGCTGAAATTTATGATGTAGGCTTTAATTTTGAGCAAGCCGACCAAGCAGTTCGCGCCAACGTCACGCAATACCCCCCTGCAATTACCGCCCCCGCGGTTCCACGCTACATTATTGATCGCGTGCGTATTGAAGCTGCTTGGGATGGTATCCGCGCTATCGGCAACAGCGGCGGCGCTTATATTGGGTTTGTTGAAATTGGTGCGCTCAATAGAGGTATTGAAATAGACGGATCACTTGATTTTGTTCACGGCCAAGTTTGGCATTTTTGGCCTTTTGGCATTTTTGGCACTACCAATCTTATCGACGTTTATTACGACGGAGATACCATTGCTACACACGTTGGCCGATGCGATGGGTTCGCGGTAGACGAATTATCTTCGTTTAGCGGCCAAGTAGTCTTTACGACTAATATGGCTGATGCAATTCCTGCTGAAATTAACACCCTTCAACTTGATAACGATGGCGCTCGTTTGCTGGTGCAAGGTGGCCGCGTATCGGTGGGGCAGTCTTATTCCACAAAATCGGCAGCAGCAAGCGATCCTAGCGTTGAAGTTACTGGAACAGGTGTCTGTATTCTCAACCAGCATTTTATCTCGTCAAACTTAGCGGGCTATGAGTTACACGCTAACGGCGGAACGCTTATTGTTAACGGTGGGCATTTTACGTTTGTTAACACGACTAATCAGCTTTGCCGAGTTAGTTTTGGCGAGCTAACACTTAACAACGTATATTTTGACCCCGCCCCCGGCGCCGTATACACGCAACCACACGTTGCTCAAGCAGGCGGCTACCTGTCTGTAGTCGGCTGTGAATGGGCCAATGTTGGTCTTGGTTCTGGCGTAACCGTTTTTTACACTAGCGATGAAGTTGGCAATCGCTGTACTAGCAACAATTTTGGTGGGTGGACTTATTCTCCACCATCCTTTCCCAACGGAAATGGACAGTACGGCCAGAATAACTGGACTAATAACTATATCTATAACGGCGATTTTATAGGCGTTACAAAATACCGTTATTTAAGCGGCACTTCGGATGCGCTGGGTGATTTTTCCATCGCGCATGGTATTATAAACGCGCAATTAAAAGTGTTAACTGCTTCCGCATGGTATCAAGGCCCAAGCAACGAAGCTATTCCTGCAATCATTGATTCGATAGATGGAACCACCGTCGTTGTTTCTGGGGCAGGTAATACCGACAAAGTGCGTGTTGTGATACAATGGTCAAATTACGACGATGCAACTTGGTAAGCACACTAAGTCAACAAGATTGCCAGACTGCATCAAATGATGTAGTCTAGCCACCAACCGTACTGATGCGGCTCATCAGGAACTCTTTAAGGGTTAAACATGGACGATAATGTCTTTACCGAAGCGGATGCCTCCGCGCCAGAACTCGAAGCCACGGCAGCAATCGAGCCTGTAGAAAACACGACGCCGGAAGAGCAGTCTGCTGAGCAGGAAGCGCCTAAGACTTTTTCACAAGAAGACTTGGACGCCATCGTAGGCAAACGACTCGCAAGAGAGCAGCGTAAATGGGAACGCGAACAGGCTCAAAGAGCAGAGGAAATGCAGGCACGGCAGCAGCCGATCCACGACATAACCCCTGATCAATTTGAGACTTATGAGGATTACGCAGAGGTTTTGGCCGAACGTAAAGCCGAAGAACTGCTGGCACGCCGTGAAAAGGATAGCCAGCAACGTGCAATGCTAGAGTCTTATCACGAACGTGAAGAGGCGGCGCGGGACAAATATGATGATTTTGAACAAGTCGCATACAACCCCAACCTTCCGATCACCGACGCGATGGCACTAGCAATACAAGCGTCCGATATTGGTCCCGACGTGATTTATCACTTAGGGCTTAACCAAAAAGACGCCCAGCGTATTTCGCGTATGGACCCCATTTTGCAAGCTAGGGAAATTGGTATGATCGAGGCGCGGCTTTCAGCCGAGCCTACGTTCAAAAAAACCTCCAACGCCCCGGCACCGATTGCACCTGTCAACGCCCGCACCGCTGGTGCGCCAACATTTGATACGACAGACCCACGGTCAGTAAAGTCCATGAGTACGTCAGATTGGATTGAGGCAGAAAGGCTACGGCAGATCAAGAAGTACGAGGCACAACGCAACCGATAATTTAGGATTATTTCCATGAGTAACTCGATTTTAACCATCGACATGATCACGCGCAAGGCGCTTGAGATTCTCGAAAACAACCTTGTTCTTACACGTAACGTAAACCGTCAGTACGACGACAGCTTTGCTGTTGAAGGTGCTAAAATTGGTTCAACCCTGCGTATCCGTCTTCCAGACCGCGCACTTGTAACTGATGGCGCAGCCCTTCAGGTACAGGACGACAACGAGCAGTTCACAACTCTGACCGTTGCCAACCAGAAGCACATCGGCGTCAACTTCACGACTGCTGAATTGACCATGCAGTTGGACGACTTCGCAGAGCGTGTTCTGAAGCCACGTATCTCGCAGCTTGCTTCGAGCATCGACGCTGACGTTGCAAACGCGTATGCAACCATCGGTAACACTGTCGGCACGCCCGGCACTACGCCATCGACTTCGGCTGTTCTTCTTGCTGCACAGCAGAAGCTCAACGAAAACGCTGCCGTGATGTCGCCACGTTATGCCACTGTCAACCCAGCCGCTAACGCTGGTTTGGTCGAAGGCATGAAGGGTCTTTTCAACCCAACCGACACTGTCAGCAAGCAGTTCAAGAACGGCATGATGGGTACTGGCGTACTTGGTTTCGAAGAAATCAATATGTCGCAGTCCATCAAGCAGTTCACCACTGGTTCGCGTACTGCAACTGGCGGCACGACTTCGGCTGCTGTCACGTCGGAAGGCGCGACCACCATCGCCATCACTGGCGCTGGCGCGGCTGGCACTGTAAAGGCTGGTGACGTGTTCACTGTAGCTGACTGCTTTGCTGTCAACCCGCAAACTCGTGAAAGCACTGGTTCGTTGTTCCAGTTCGTTGCGTTGGCTGATGTCACACTCAACGGCTCTGGCGCAGGCAGCATCACTGTTGCACCGATTTACTCGGCTGCACACGCGCTTGCCACCGTCAACACACTGCCCGGCAACAGCAAGGCAATCGTGTTCGTCGGCGCGGCTTCTACGCAATACGCGCAGAACCTCGTATACCACAAGGACGCTATCACCTTTGCAACAGCCGATCTTCTGCTCCCACAGGGCGTAGATATGGCTTCGCGTCAGGTGCATAACGGCATCTCGCTCCGCGTTGTTCGTCAGTACGACATCAACAACGACCGTATGCCTTGCCGTATCGACGTTCTGTATGGCTACAGCACGATCCGTCCGCAGATGGCCTGCCGTCTCTGGGGTTAACCTAATACCGGCCCCCAGTTCGCTGGGGGCCAAACATTTTAAAGGATTTATAATATGGCTATTCTACCTAATGGCGCCGGCGGTTATCAAGTTGGCGACGGCAACCTCGGCGAAGTCACGCTGGGCGTATCCGCAATCCCTACTGCGTACACCGCGGGTGCTACACTGACGACTGCCGATTTGGCTGGCGGCGCCGTTGTATACACGTCAAGCAGCACTGCTGACCTTGCGCTTCCTGCTGTTAGCGTTGTTGACGCTGACGTTAGCAGCGCCAAAGTTAACTCGTCGTTTGAGTTTGCTTTGATTGCTACCAGCACCGGCGTTCCTACCATCACGGCTGGCACAGGCTGGACGTTGGTTGGTTCCGGCGCAGGCGTTGCATCCAAGAGCGTATTGTTCCGTGCTGTTAAAACCAGCGCGACAACGTACAATCTGTACCGCATCGCTGGCTAATAGGTTTGCCTCGGCTACGGTCGGGGCATCCTTTTCAGGAGAAAATCAATGGCTAATACAAAATCTATTGGTGTTGCTTTCCTCGACCAAGATATTATTGGCGCACAATATCTCTTGAGCGATGAGCAATTCGGCTACACCGCCGCAGCCCAAGGTACGGTTACGCAAGCTACCAGCAAGTCAACCGCAGTCACGCTGAACAAGCCGGCTGGCGTAATCACGATGAACAACGCGTCGTTGGCTACTGCCACTAACGCTACGTTCACGCTGAACAACAGCTTCATTTCTGCAAATGACACTGTTATTTTGACTATCTCTGGCGGTCAGGCGACCCCCGGATCATACAACGTGTTTGCTAATGGGCTGACCGCTGGTTCTGTCAGCATCAGCCTGCGCAACATTTCTGGCGGTTCGCTGTCAGAAGCAGTAGTGATTAACTTTGCGATCATCCACTGCGCTTAACTAATTTGGGCGGCTTTCGGGCCGTCCATTTTTAAAGGTTTTTTATGGCTGTTATCTATCTTGTTCACGATGTCCACGGGGCAAAAGTCGCTATTTCAGAAGAAGAAGCGATTTATGATGAAGATTTCGGCTGGGAACGCTATAATCCTGACGTGCCTGTAAAGGCGTCAATCAACGAAATGCCGGTAGCCAAAAGCCGCCGCAAAGCGCAGGAAGACTAATCAATGGCAACTGCTGGTGACATAATTAATGGTTCGCTTAGACTGCTAGGTGTTCTAGCAGAAGGTGAAGTCCCATCGGCTGAAACGTCGCAGGACGCACTGCGCGCCATGAACCAGATGATTGATAGCTGGAACACTGAGCGCCTCGCGGTCTACTCGACGCAAGACCAAGTGTTTACATGGCCGTCAGGTCAGCTTTCGCGCACGCTGGGGCCAACAGGCAACTTTGTCGGCAACCGCCCAGTGCTGCTTGATGACAGCACCTATTTCAAAGACCCCGGCACTGGCGTCAGCTACGGCATCAAATTCATCAACCAGCAGCAGTATAACGGTATCGCGGTCAAGACCGTCACATCGACATACCCGCAAGTCATCTTCATCAACATGACGTTCCCCGACATTGAGATGTACATCTATCCGCGCCCGACGCGCGATCTAGAATGGCATTTTATTTCTGTTGAGGAACTAACCCAGCCTGCAACGCTGGCGACAGTACTGCATTTCCCGCCCGGCTATCTGCGTGCGTTCCGCTATAACTTGGCGTGCGAAATGGCGCCTGAGTTTGGTGAGGAGCCATCGGCACAGGTTCGCCGCATTGCCATGTCCTCGAAGCGTAACATCAAGCGCATCAACAACCCTGATGACATCATGTCCATACCGTACAGCCTCATTGCTTCACGCCAGCGGTTTAACATCTACGCTGGGAACTACTAATGAAGACGCCGATCCTTGGGTCGGCGTATGTCGCTAGAAGCGTCAACGCCGCCGACAACCGCATGGTCAACCTGTTTCCTGAGATTGTCCCCGAAGGCGGCAAGGAACCAGCTTTTCTTCAGCGCGCACCGGGGCTAACTACACTAGCCACCATTGGCAACGGCCCTATTCGCGGGATGTGGACGTTTGGTAGCTATGGTTACGCCGTGTCAGGTTCCACGCTGTATCGCATAGACAGCAACTGGAACGCGGTTGCCAAAGGCAATGTAGGCGGCACTGGCCCTGTCAGCATGGCTGACAATGGCACACAGCTATTTATTGCGGCCAATCCGCAAGGATACATCTACAACGTCAGTACCAACGTGTTCCAGCAAATCACCGACCCTGACTTCCCCGGCGCAAGCACGGTCGGCTACATCGACGGTTATTTTACGTTTAATGAGCCTAACAGCCAGAAAATCTGGGTCACGCAGCTACTGGACGGAACCAGTGTTGACCCACTGGAGTTTGCCAGCGCGGAAGGTAACCCCGACAATGTCGTTGCGGTCTTTGTAGACCACCGCGAAGTCTGGGTGTTTGGCACAAACTCAACCGAAGTTTGGTACGACGCAGGGCTTCTCGACTTTCCGCTAACCCGTATCCAAGGCGCGTTTAACGAACTAGGCTGCGCCGCTCCTTACAGCATCGCTAAGATGGATAACCAAGTCTATTGGCTAGGCAAGGACGCACGCGGCCAAGGCATCGTTTACAAGGCCGCTGGCTACATTGGTCAGCGCGTGTCTACGCACGCTATCGAATGGCAGATGCAAGAGTATGCTGACCTGACAGACGCTGTTGGCTACACGTATCAGCAGGACGGCCACAGCTTCTACGTCCTGAACTTCCCCAGCGCCAACACCACATGGGTGTACGATGTTGCTACCGGCGCATGGCATGAGCGCGCATCACTTAATAACGGCGATTTTAATCGTCACCGCGCCAATAGTCAGATGTTCTTTAACGATACTACCGTTGTAGGGGACTATCAGAACGGCAAGATTTATGGTTTTGACCTAAACGTGTACGCTGATGACGGCGCGCCGCAGAAATGGCTGCGGTCATGGCGGGCGCTTCCAACGGGCGCTAACAACCTCACACGTACCATCCAGCACGCGCTGCAACTTGACTGCGAGACAGGCGTGGGCCTAAACAGCGGCCAAGGCAGCGACCCGCAAGTTATGCTGCGCTTTTCTGATGACGGCGGCCACACATGGTCTAACGAACATTGGAAATCTATGGGAGCTATCGGCAAATACGGAAAGCGCACCATTTGGCGCCGTCTTGGCGCAACGATGAAGATACGCGACCGCGTCTATGAAGTGTCTGGCACAGACCCTGTACGAATTTACATTATGGGCGCTGAACTAGCTATTAGTGGAACGAGCGCCTGATGGCACTTGCGCCGATCAACCCTACCCAGTTAACGCCGCCGCGCGTCGCCTTTATTGACGAACGGTCGGGCGCGATTAGCCGTGAATGGTATCGGTTCTTTCTGTCGCTGCTGACAGCTACGCAGACCAACCAAGATGAAGTTGCGCTGGCGCCAGACACAGCGTCGTTGTTGGCTACATATGACGCCATGTTGGCGTCTGCAACGCAAACATTTGAAATTGCTTCTGACGGTATGGTGGCAAGCCTAGAGAGCAGCCTAAACAGTCTGCAAAATGCTTTTGGTGTTACGCCGCCCGATCTCGGCGGCACTGTCACTTCGGTTGCTGCGTCTGGTGGAACAACCGGCCTGACCTTTACTGGATCGCCAATTACGACAAGCGGAACACTTACGCTTGGCGGCACACTGGCTGTAGCTAGTGGCGGCACAGGGCAGGCTTCATACACAAATGGGCAGTTGCTAATTGGCAACACCACTGGCAACACGCTTACTCCAGCCACGCTTACTGCTGGTACAAACATCAGCATCACAAACGGCGCTGGCTCAATTACTATCAATGCTACGGATGCGTTTGTTGGGACAGTCACAAGCGTTTCAGTCGTGTCCGCAAATGGCTTTGCTGGAACCGTTGCCACTGCGACCACAACTCCTGCAATCACCTTATCCACTTCAGTTACTGGTCTGGTAAAAGGTAACGGAACTGCGCTGTCGGCAGCGGTCGCCGCAACTGACTACGTTGCGCCTAGCGCCTACGCATCTGCAAATGGCCTGACAATGGCTACCAGCCGTCTGCTAGGGCGCACTACCGCCAGCACAGGCGCAGCCGAAGAGATTAGCGTAGCTGGCGGTTTGACGTTATCTGCCGGCGTTTTGACCGGCGCGTCAGGTACAGTTACCAGCGTCACAGGGACATCGCCCGTCGTATCCAGCGGCGGTACAACCCCCGCCATCAGTATGCCTGCCGCAACAACATCAGTTAACGGCTACCTTACAAGCACCGATTGGACTACATTTAACAACAAAGGTTCAGGAACTGTCACCAGCGTTAGCGGTACGGGAACTGTCAACGGCATTACGCTTACAGGAACGGTAACGTCTTCAGGATCGCTTACGCTTGGCGGAACGCTGTCTGGCGTCAGCCTTACAACGCAAGTCTCAGGCACACTCCCTATCGCTAATGGCGGTACTAATGGAACATCTGCTCCAACGGCAGGGGCTGTGCCTTATGGAACAGGCACGGCATATGCGTTTACGGCTGCTGGAACATCTGGACAAGTGCTTACATCGGCAGGGGCTGGCGTTCCTACATGGACAACGCCCACCACAGGTACGGTCACCAGTGTCAGCGGCACAGGCACGGTAAACGGAATTACGCTTACGGGAACTGTGACTAGCACTGGCTCACTAACACTTGGCGGAACATTGTCTGGCGTCAGTCTTACCACTCAGGTGTCTGGTACGCTGCCCGTTGCAAACGGCGGGACAGGTACGGCCACTGCATTCACCGCTGGCTCCGTTGTGTTTGCTGGGGCATCTGGCGTATATACGCAGGACAACGCAAGTTTATTCTTTGATGATACAAACAATCGGCTTGGACTTGGCACAGCTACGCCAGCGAGTAAGCTGGATATTGCTACAGGTGATTTGCGTTTCAGCGGCACTGGGCAGCGCATTCTTGGCGATATGTCAAACGGGACACTTACTAATCGTCTTTCATTCCAGACCACTACAGCCAACGCCGCTACGGTATTGCACATTATCCCAAATGGTAGTGGAACTGTCGCTGGCTTTAAGGCTGAAAGTGACTCGACTTTTGCTAATAGTTCAGTAGCATCGCTAGATATTTTGGGTGGTGGCGACGCGCGCATTACATCAGGTATTCGCGGAGCAGGAACGTATCTGCCTTTGACGTTTTACACGGGCGGTTCTGAACGTGTGCGGATCGACACTAGCGGCAACGTAGGAATCGGCACAACCACTCCTGCGGGAAAACAACACACCCAGCTTGCGACATCTTTTGCTTGGGGCGGGGCTTGGAATTCAGGCGTTGCAGCTTTTGGTGGCGCTACATCACTAACTGGCGCGATAGCAATCAGCTACAATGATACTGATGGAGGAGCCATCGGGTCTATTATTCCCGGCGTCGCGTGGAAACCGATAAAAATTTATTCGGACTTTTTTACTATTGGCACAGGCGGCACAACTGAACGTGTGCGCGTGGATAGCAGTGGTAACGTGGGCATCGGAACTACGGCAAACGCTTCAGCAATTCTAGATGTGCAATCGACTACCAAAGGCTTCCGCCTACCTAACATGACAACCGTTCAAAAGAACGCCATAGCTGGCCCTGCCGCTGGTCTTATGGTATTTGATACTACGCTTGCCAAAGCCTGTGTATATAGTGGGGCAGCTTGGCAAACGATTACTTCGATATAAGGAATAAGATATGGCCGTATCTATCAGTAACATCATCCCCGCTAAGACAGCGGAAGCAACTCAAGTTACGCAGTACACGTCGAATGGCGTGCAGACGATCATCGACAAGTTTACGGCTACGAATTATTCGGCGTCGGCAGCAACAATCAGCGTCAACCTTGTCACGGCTGCGGGTACAGCGGGCAATGACAACTTGATTGTCAAGACCAAAACGCTCCAGCCATCAGAAACGTATACGTTTCCTGAACTGGTAGGCCATGTGCTACCTAACAATGGTTTCATCAGCACCATCGCTGGCACGGCATCAGCCATCAACATCCGCGCGTCAGGCCGTCTGGTTAGCTAATGTCCGTAACAGTGCGCGCCGCCACTATTGATGATATGCCAAGCTACATGGACTTGGCGGCGGCGTTTGTTGCGACAACACCTATTAGCCACATAGTCCCGTTCGACCGCGAAGGTACTGCCGCGTTTGTCGAAGGCGCGCTAGACAACGAGAACATGATTGTTTTGGTAGCGGAAGACGCAGGCGAACTGATTGGCATTACCGCGGCGATTGCGTACCCCATGTATTTCAATCCTGCAAAGCTAGTAGCGCAGGAGTTATGGTGGTATATTAAACCAGAAGCACGGGGTGGAGTAGCATCAAAATTGCTATTCCAAGAGATAGAAAAATGGGGTAAGGGTAAGCAGGCAGAAGCTATGTTTATGGTTGCGCTAGACAACGACCGCGTTGAGACTATGGTGAAAATGTACGGGCGTTTAGGGTATGCACCCACAGAACGTGTGTTCGTAAAGGGATTAAACTAATGGCAATTACCACAGGCATGGCAATAGCCGCCGGCGTATCCGCCGCCGCTTCATTAGCGGGCGGCGCGATGGCAAGCAGCGCGGCTAAAAAAGCAGCTAAAACGCAAGAGCAGGCCGCGCGCGACGCAACCGCAGCGCAGGAGCGTATGTTCCAGCGGCAGACGGAACTGCAAGAGCCGTTTCGCCAAGGTGGTTTAACAGCACAGCAAGAGATTATGCAGTTGCTGGGCATCGGCGGCGACAAGACCGCCGCTGGCTACGGCAGCATGGCAAAAGCCTTTGGCACCGATCAATTCCAGCAAGACCCCGGCTATGCTTTCCGCCAAGCGGAAGGCATGAAGGCGCTAGAGCGGTCGGCAGCCGCGCGCGGCAATCTGCTGTCCGGCTCCACCTTGAAAGGTGTGCAGCGTTTCGGCCAAGACTTAGCCAGCCAAGAATATCAGAACGCATTTAACCGCTATCAGGTCGAGCGATCAGCGCGCCTTAATCCGCTGCAATCGCTGATGGGATCAGGTCAATCAGCAACTAACGTGCTTACGGGCGCCGCAGGTCAAATGGGCCAGAACGAAGCGTCGAACATCTACAACGCAGGGCAAGCCCGCGCGTCTGGCTACATCGGTCAGGGTAACGCGCTGAACCAAGCCCTTGGTCAAGTCGCTGGCATCGCAGGGCAGCTACCCATGCAGAACGCTATGATGGACTATTACCGCAGCGGTATGCCCGGTCGGACTGGCAGTGGTACACCTGTTAAACCGCCAAGTCCAAGCGCCCCTCGCGCGCCTTTTTAACCGTTATATTTCTTTTGTGGATTAAACCATGCCAAACCAAATGATAGCCCTTCAAGCGCGCAACCCACAGCTTCCTGATCCAGCGCGGATTACGGCGCAGTACGCGAACATGATGAACACCGCAGCACAGCAGCGCGCGTCGCAGCTTCAGGGTGAGCGTTTGCGTCAGGAAATGGACTATGCGCGGGCGGGTGAAGAGCGCGCGCAAGAAACGCAAAGACTGAATGTGCGTAAAGAAGACCAAGCCTTCCGCGTTGCAGGGATGACAGAACTTCGCAACCGAGGCGTAGGCGTGCTAAAATCTGGGTCAGAAGAAGCATATCAGCTTTGGCTTAAGCAGGCAGACGCTATTGATCCTGACTCCGCGGCGGTCATACGTCAAATTTCCCCTACGCTTGGTGATGGTAAAGCACTGCAATTTGCTATTACGAAAGCCGACGAGTTTATTGCAAATAACACCTCGAAGCGGCGGACAGAGATAATATACGACAAAAATGGCTTCCCCATAGAAGTGCAAACCGGCGGCGATACGCCATTTGAAGCTACGCCTATAATCGTGACAAATGTACGCGACGTAAATCAGCCGCCCCACGCAACGCCAACAACGGCGCCAGCAGCCGAACCGGCCAACCCTTTTGCGCCCGGCTACCAACCAAATAGCGCCGCCGCCAATCCAAATTCGCTTGGTCTGGTCATAGACTCCGCGTTGGAAACCGGCGTCATGTCCAAATCCGATTACGATAAACTCCTTTCGATTGCACCTCCCGAAAGCCGCGCCAAGATTGCAGCGTGGGTGCAGCAAAACAACGTCCAAATAATGTCTGATATGTCTGGCGTAACAGACAATCAAATGCGTGGCGAACCAGCGGCTGATTTTCAGACTACGCCTATGGCGTATGACGGCCAGACACCTCAGTCGCAGTTTGCTGTTATGCGCGGTGAGCCGATGCAATCGCAGACCGCTGGTCTACGCGGCGCACCGCCTATGGAACAGACGCTGGCGCAGTATAGGGTCGGCGACCCAATTCAAGGTAAAAACCCAAGCGTAGGGGCGCTGCCCGGCTCATCACAAGTGCCATTGTCGCGCCTCGGCGCAGAAGCGCAAGTGCAGCGTGAGTCACCCGCAGAAGCCGCGGCTAAAACCCGCGCAACTAAAACTGTAGAGATGGAAATGGCGCCGGAGATTGCGAAGGCGACTAAGGCAGCAGAGCGCGCTATCGAATTAAAGTCAGAAGCAACAAAAGCAAAATACACCACGGAGTCATTGCTTAACGATCTAGCCGACCGCATCAACACTGTAGATCGGCTGTTGCGTAACCGCAACCGTTTCTCAATTGTCGGTCCGATTGAAGGTAACCTACCTAGACTTATGCAGTTCGGCCCCCGCGCTGACGCACAGGCTGCTTTTGATAAGATCAAAAACACCGCTACACTTACGTCGTTGATTGATATGCGTAAGTCTACTGAAACTGGCGCATCGCCGGTCGGCGCTAACCCGACCGATAAGGACGCCAAAATCGTAGAGCAAGCGGCCAGCGAGTTAATTCAGACAGGCGAACCATCTAAGTTTGACGCTAATCTATTAGATATTCGTCGGAAACTGTACCGCACATTTGTAAGCGCCCAGCGCGAATATGATGGCGTGTACGGCGATGTACTGAAGGATAACCCACGGCTGCGGTTAGTAGCGCCGAAGGTTTCTGACCGCTACTTAAGTTCTAAAGACTTACCCAAGCAAAAAACACCGGTCAAGACGCCGACCAGCAGGCTTTCAGCGGAAACCCGCGCAAAATATGGACTATAAAACATGGCGACTATAGCGCAATTAGAAGCCGCTTTGATGAAAGCCGATGCCGCTGGCGATGACGCGGCGGCGCGTGAAATTGCGGCGGAGATTAAACGTACTCGCGTTAAGGAGACGCCTAAACAACGCTACGCAAGGCAGCAGGCGAAACAGCGTGCGGACGAGAAGAGCGCGCTGCGCGCCACTGGCAGTAAGATTGCGTCTGCCGTATCTGGGTTTGGGAGCGGGCTAAAACCGATTGCTGAAAAGCTAGATTACCTTAACCCGCTATCTTACATTCCCGACCCTTTTACATCTAAAGAAGAAAGGGCCGCTACCGAAAAACGGCTGGCGACCTACGCTGCTGAACGGCAGCAGGCTAACCCCATGACCTTTGCTGGCGGCAAACTCGGCGGCGAAATTGTAGGGACACTTCCGCTCACGATGGGCGGCGGTGTAATTATTCAAGGTGGTGGCCGACTGCTTACCAAAGTCGCGCCACGTCTAGGCCCTGTGGTAGAAAAATTTGGTCGCGCGGTTACCTCCGGCGGCACGCGGGTAGCTAAACCAACTAAGGCGGCAGTAAAAGAAGGCAAGATTATAGCCGGATTGCGCAAGGCGCGTGTCGGGCTTCGTGCTGCTGGCGGTTCTGTTTCAAGCCTTATAGCTGCTGCCGCTACCGATCAAGATTTGACGGACGCCGCATTGGCCGGTGCCATCGTGCCTGTCCTTGGGCATATCCTCAAGTTTGGCGCGGGTAAAACATATGATATTCTAGCTGGCCGCGCTGGGCCAGTGGAAGCCGCTCGAATTTTGCGTGAAGTCATAAGTGACAACGCAACTCAAATTGAGAAGGCACTGCGAAATTCACCGAAGAAAATCAAAGCCAACACGGCTGAGTTTCTGGCGTCGCGTGGGTTGCTCACGCCTGAATTGGCCGCGGCTACCCAGATTGCAAGCGGAAGCACCGAAAGCGGTGCCCTTCTCCGTGTAGCGCAACAGCGCGCCGCGAGGCAAAACCGTATGCGTAATTTTATCAGCGGCGGCAAAACCCAAACGGAAGCAGTAAGCAACATAGCGGAAACTAAGGGAGCGTTGCAGGCTGCGACAGGACCGAAACGCGAAGCAAACCTTCAGGCTGCAAACGCGGGCTTACCGCCTTTGGATATTTCAACGGTGGTATCTAAGCTGCGCGCCGAAGCTGACAAAGCTGAATTTGTCAGCCCAGATCGCTTTAAGATACTATCGCAGTTTGCGGACAACCTAGAAAGTCGCGCAGCTAAAATGGGCGGCGTCATCGACGCGGAAGGTCTTTACCTAGCACGCCGCGAAATGGGTAGCTTTGTAAGCAGCATTTTGAATACGTCTGACCCTAAAGCGTTGCGGCAGGGTACGTCACAACTTATCGCAGCCGCGCAACAGCCGATTGATGACGCTATTGAGGCGGCTGGCGGCGCGGGGTGGAAAGCGTATTTAGCAGAGTTCTCTGAAGGAATGAAGGCGATTGAGCGCCAACAGCTTCAGCGTGAACTTGCCAAGCTACCTGAAGCACGATTTGCCAAGGTAATGAAAGGGGAAGACCCTGACTTTGTTGAAAACATTTTAGGCCCCGGTCGGTACGACATCAACGCGGAATTGCAAGGACCTGTACTCACTACAGCTAAAAATCTGGGCCGCGATATTGAAGCGCAACGTGCGGTAGCGCAAACAGGGCTTGAAGACTTATCGCAATCGCAGCGTCTTTTGTTTAAGCAAGGCGCTACGACTAATGTCGGCGGTATGTTGGAGCCGCCCGTGTCAAATATATTCACGGCGGGTGCCCGTATAGCGGGGGGACTGCCGCACGTTTACGGCGGCGGCATAGCGGCTCAAGAGTTTGGCGTTCGGGCGGCGCAAAAAGCGTCGGAGAACACGATGCGTAACTTAGTCCCTGCGTTGGCGTCGCCGCGCCAAGCGGGCGAGTTGCTACGGGTGCGCCCCGCCGAAGATTATATCAGTAAGTTTCTGTATGGATCGAAAGCGCCGTCTGCCGCCAGACAGCAAGCCGTGGTTCAGACAGGTGTGGCTGCTATGACGCCGAAGACATTGGGTGAAGAATTTAACTTCCCTGACTTCGATCCTGAAACTGGCCAACCGCTGGTGAACATAGATTTTTCCGAAGGCTACGCCGTGCCGATATATGGTGACATACCCGAAAATAAACGGTTTAAAAACCTCAACGCTATGAGACGCTAACAATGACAACTATCGACCAGACCGAAGCTCGGCTCAACACACATGAGGAAATCTGCGCGTTGCGATATGATGGTATTTGCGCTCGGTTGAAGCGTCTTGAAAATGTCGGCATGTCTGTGGCTGGCACAATCATTGTGTTGCTGATTGGCATTTTAATGAAGATGAACGCATGAGCATCATACTAGGCCA